GACAAGTTCTTCTATGAAATAGAGGAGAAAAAAAATGATTGATAAAATGAAAAACATGGCTAAAAAATGCTGGCATAATCACAAAGTATGTGTGATTATAATTGCAGTTCTTGTTGTGGCTTATATAATTAAGTAATGATTATGGAGTGTGCTAGGATGGATTATAGATTTACAGCAATGTTAATTATTGCTCTTTGTCTCCTAGCATTCTTCGGAGGACCAGTTAGATGAGCAATAAATCATTAAACATAAACGAAGACGCAAAAGTTGCAATGCCTATGAAGACAGTTGCATCGTTGATTATACTTGTTGCAATGGGTGTGTTCGCATACACCGAGCTGACAGCCAGGTTGGTATCGTTAGAGACATCACGTGAGTTGTTTGAAAACGACTTGCTCAAGAAGTCGGAACAAGTGCCCGTGGATCAGGAACAGCATTTTTTATTAGAAGATCTTTATAAGTCCGTTGAGAAAATGGAAAAAACTCAAGAATTAAATATGACAAACAAAGTTAATATAGAATTTTTAAGTTCACAATTAGAAAAAGCATTAGCTGATATCGAAGAATTAAAAGATAAGGTTAGAGAAAATGGAACGAGTTACTAGAAAAATTGTACAATATCTTGAAGATATGGAAAAGAAAGCTAAACAAATGAGCTTTATAAAAAATTTAAAAAAAGAAGTAGAAACTGGCAAGCATGGTACACAAAAATATGTTATAAAGCAAGGTGAAAACAAAGGTAAAATATTATGATAGAGTTTGTGGTAGCTCTGCTTATGATTATTAACGGAGAGATTAAAGAGGCACGTATTCAAGCTTCAATGTCAGACTGTTTAAAAGGCAAGCGTGTTGCTAAACGTCAAGCTAAATCACATGTAAAATATCAATGTATAAAATCTAAAGCAGAACTTGAAAAAAATATAGATGGATCTTTGTCGATAAAAAAGTTAATATTAGAGTAATGAAATTTTCAACAGAAGTCGTAAATGGTAAATGTCCTACGTGTAATGAATACACAACATTAGTTGGTTTAACAAATGAATTGTACAGATGTATGAATTGTGGTTCTGATTTAGAGCAACACGTAAACGGTAAGATAAGTTATTTACCTCACATATCAAAACCAAAAGATGCAGATCCTTTTGTAAAAGAATGGAAAGATGGCTAAAAAAAGCTTTAAATTCTTTACACCTAGAGATAAACCCAAGAAACGTGGACCACGGAAACACAAGAAAAACATGAATAAAAACGAGAAAAGACAGAAAAGAACTCGAAGATACAAGGGTCAAGGTAAGGGTTGACAAACATCCATTAGTATCCTATACATAGGACATGAAAGCAATAAAGGAGAAATATGACAAATAAAGAAATAGAAGAAAAGATACAAAGTAATTCGCTGGTAAGAATAGCGGATGCATTAGAAGCGATCTTGAGACTGGTGAAGCTAGACCAGAAAAAAGTAAGGGGGTATGATGAAAAGACCAAGAAGAGATAAAGAACATATAGCAATACGTAAAAAAAATAATTTTGAAGATCGTTATGCTAAAGGCATACACTTTGATATTAGATCAAAAGGATCTTGTTTCATAACAATGCAAACTCATGCAGGACCATTAGAAGTTTATATAGACTCTATGGATGGATTGGATGATGCACCATATGTTAGTGCAAGAATACCAGATAGAAAAGTTAAGGAGTTTTTTGTTAAATGAAAATAAAAATATTTAATTATAGTATAAACATTACCAAGAACAGAAGTAAGTATAAAAATTGGAAACGGAAGATTTTTCGATCTCCTCAAAACTTTGATGCTCCTAATGCTCCTAAAGGATACAGACATAGATGGATAAGAATTGAATCGTTAGAAGATACAATACCTGAACGTAGTAAATCAGCAATTAGTATTGTTAAACCAAAAAAAGGTGAGAAAAATAAATATCCTATAATAGAGGAAGGTGTATTTAAAGGTTATATAGGTATAGGTGGTTTAATTTTAGCACGTATTCCTGAAAGAATATTTGAAATGAGAGATAATTATATGAAAGGAAGAGCTTAAACAAATGAAAGAAGATATTGATAAAGATTGGGAAGAGATTCAAGATAAAATACAGGGTGATGTAGAAGAAGGTTTTTATGATATAAGCAAAATAATAGGTTCTGAAGACATGGACTCAATTGCTGCTTTTTATTTTCTAATGTTTTGGACCAGGGTAATTATTAGATATGGTAAAAATGGTGAAAAACATGATAACAAAAACTTAATTAATCTATTAAAAAAAATGATGGATGGAAATCTTCCTCAAGATAAGGGAAAAATTTTTGACAGGAGAATTAATAATTAAATGAAACAAAAGACAATTACTCTTAAAATAAGTGGAGCATCTGCGGGGCAATGGTCTAACCTTTTACTTGAATTAAATTTAATTAAAAAAGCATGGAGGCCCTACAAAGTTGATATACAACTACATGCACAAGGTTTAAAGAACGTTTTAAAATGGGGAACTAAAATTGGAGAGCAGATGAATTTAAGTGGAACTAAAAAGAAAAAAACTAGTCACATAAATAAAGTTTTTAAGTAAATGGATATACTTATTTTTCATAATGGGCTTTATCAATTAGTTCCTTTAACACCTAAATTATTAGTTGGAGAATCTTTTCAAGATTGTTTTGATTTTTGTAATAAAATAAGAGAAAAGTTAGCTATCTATCAAGAAGAAGTAAATGTATATGTATTAGAAAACGGTGCTTTTTTCTTTGGGTGTATGTGTAATTAATGTACCTATCCCAAAGAGGGAAAATGTGGGGATAGGTATTGGTGAGAAGATAATTTTGTTTATCAAAATTTAATTAAATTGTCAAATAGTGCTACCTTCTTCGCAAGAAAATTTGATATATGTCCTATAATCTTCAATAAATTCATCACTAAATTCATTCATTAATTCTGAAGAAAAGCTATATCCATATCTAGCACATTCCCTATAACTTTTAAATTCTACATATTCTGGTTCAAATGTCCTACAATCATTTCCATTAATCTGACTACATAAAAGCATCACCAGTATAAATTTTGTCATTGACAATCCTATAAATTAATTTATATTAAATATAAATAATGAAAGGTATTATACATGACTGATATGAGTAAATACAGAAATGTTTCACTGTCAAAAGAAACTTACAAAGTGTTAGAAAAATTATCAAAACTAATACTACCAGATGCAAAGTTAAGTGTATCAAAGACAATAGAAGCAATAGCAAACGAGAAAGCAAAAAAATACAATGGCCAATTCAAAAAAGATTAAGAGAGCGTACATTTGTCCTACCTGTAAAGGTAATGGATATTTAAAATTTAAACTTTTGTTTGATGAAAAAAATTTTATTGAACAATGTCATGACTGTGATTCTCAGGGAGAGCTATATGATTATGATGACGAGGGAGAAATTACTTTTCATTTTGATGAAAATCTTTCTATTCATTAATGATTAGTGAAGTTGACAAAGCTTATATTGCAGGTTTGTTTGATGGAGAAGGTAGTATCCATATTAAACGGGGTATAGAAAAAAAGAAAAAACACAAGGGTAAACCAGGATTTAGACTATCAAATTCTATGCGTATTAGTATGGAAATAACTATGACTGATCGTAGTGTTTTGATGTGGATCCATGAAGTATTAGGTGTTGGAACTCTTAGACCCAAAACTGTAAAAGGTTTAAGAAAAAATGGTACACCGTACCTTAAACAATATAAATGGCGTTGTGTTTTTAGAGATGCGTATTATGTTTGTTGTTTGTTATGGCCATTTGCTCATACAAAATTACCTAAAATACAGGAAGTAATTGAGCATTATACAGTTGAGACATTGGATGGTAAGGTTATTGATCTAAATTTATATAAAGAGAAAAAAGATGTTTGATAAATATATTTATAATTTTTTATATTTTGTAAACCATGTATCAACTAAACTAACAAGTTGGTCCTGGTGTAAGTTATATGGAGATAGAAAGGAAGGTTATGGCTACAAACAAAAAAGAAAAAGGTAGACAATGGGATGGTGTATCTAGACCGTCTGATGATAAGTATCGAGCAAATTTTGATAGAATATTTGGTAAGAAAAAAACCTTACACGAACTAGCGATGGAAGGATATGAAGAGGAAAAAAAATTAAACGATGATGAGTGATGAAGATATAAAAGAATACCATAACATTGGTAAAAAACCAGGTATAAAGAAAAGTAATAAATTCAACTATATAAGTGGTAAACAGATCACGGACCATGAAACAGGAAAACGCGTGTATGAGATAAGTAATTATAGACTTCCGTCTGTTACTACTATATTAGGAGCCACCAAAAACACAGATTTTTTAAAGAAATGGAAGGCCAAAGTTGGGACACAAGAAGCAGACAGAATCAAAAACCATAGTAGTAATAGGGGGACATCTATGCACAAGTTCCTCGAATCTTATGTGGAAGGAGTTGGGTACGATGATCTTACAGGGATCGGACAAGAGGCGCGTCCCATGGCCAACAAAATTATTGAGAAAGGTTTATCAAATGTTACGGAGTATTATGGCTCGGAAGTCACTTTATTTTATCCTGGGTTGTATGCTGGGAGCACTGATCTCGTTTGTAACCACAACGGTCTTGATACCATTATAGATTTTAAACAATCGAATAGACCTAAAAAAGAAGAATGGATCGAAGATTATTACCTTCAAATTTCAGCATATGCCATGGCTCATGATTATGTGTACGGAAGTCAGATACAACAAGGAGTTATAATGGTATGTACTCCTGATCTATATTATCAAGAATTTAGAGTCACGGACCATGAACTACGGACCTGGAAACATAGGTTTTTGAAGAGATTGGACATGTACCATGACCTAATAAATGACGAGAAAGAACGAACAACACCAATGAAAGAGGAGGATTTTACCAAATGAATGATAAGATTAGAACAGTTCTAAACTACAGATATAAGGCAGAGATAGAAGACGCTAAATATAAGATTAGATGTTATAGTGAACAAGAGCTTATTATACCTGAGCATCCAGATATCACTGGAGAAATTGATAAATTATTAGAAAAAATATCACAAGCTGAAGAAAAGATGGCGGTAATGGATCTACATTATGGCGAAAAAAAGGCAAAAGAAATACTATAAGAGATATCACAGATAAATGAAACACGTTTTAAAAAAACATGAAATATTTTTGTCTTTTTGTCATTTTAGGCTATTAGTGTTGGTATACAACAATAATACGTGACAAAATTAGTGACAGAAACTGTTTTAGTGACATTATTTTATGTCATTTTAAGGTCTTTTTACAGGAGGTTAGTTTAAAATTAGTACAGCAGTGCCTTTTAGGACAAATAAATGGAAAAAATGTTAAGTGATTTATCTGGTATATCTCTTATAGGGGTGTTATATCAGAATATGCCTAGGAAAAGACGTAAAGCTATCAACACTGAGACAACTCCTGATATACCTTTTCAAAAAGTCAGAGTGGAGTGGGTCGACTGCGTAAGTGACTCGGCTTGGGCAAATGAAAAAGAGTTTGATAAAATGAAACTTGCTTTTCCTGTTAATGAGGGTTGGTTGTATTCTAAAGACAAGAATTCTATTAAATTGTTTGCTTCTTACGATAAAGATGAAGATGGTATTACTTTTGGGGATCGAACGATGATTCCTCGTCAGTGGGTGAAGAAGATTCAGAAGATATAACTTCTGCTTCTATTTGTTTTGCATTTAAAATAGGCGCATAATCCTCTAAGATTTGTTTCATTTTATTCTCTAATTCTTGTTCAGATAGATCCTCTAGTTTCCCTGTCTTAATTATTTTTCTATCTATATACAGCCCTGCCGCTTTACCTCTAGCTATTTCCATATTCCCCGCTGTTGAAAATGAATTTTTTTTAAGTGCACGTTCTTTAATACGATCTAATTCCGCTAGGTGACCATCAAATGTAACCATGTATTTTTGAATTTTTTCTTCTCTTAATTTACCAATGTAATCTACAACCAATGGGTGATGCTTAGGGTGGGTTAATTCATACCCTTCTTGACTAGCTCTATTTTGACTAAATCCAGCCAATTTTGCAGCCTCAGTTTTTGTAACTGGCTTGCCATCTTTATCACCAAAAACTAATATTTCAGCAAACTTTCTTTGTAATTCTGTTAATCTTTTTGGTACGCCCATATTTGACAACTTAAATTAATTATCCTATAAAGTCAATAATGAAAGATAAACGAACATATATGCTTAAAAAAGAACACGGAGAAGATATAACTCATGAAAATGAATTTAAAGTGGCATTAGATGATAGGGGTACTTTAGATTTAACTAGACAAATAGATGATTTACAGGAAACTTTAAAAGGGTATGAAGTTTTATTAAAAGTACACAAACATGAAATTTGGGAATTAAAAAAATATGTGTCCGAAGATGAAAAAAATAAAAATTTATTGAATGGATATAGAAAAGTGATAGAGGACTTGTTCACTAAATTAAAACAAAAAAATTCATGAGAGTACAAGATTTACAATTATTTTTAGGTAATTTTACAAAAGGATCAGATGCAATTAAAAACGCAGTTGTCTATGTAGAAAAAGACGGGAAACTACATGCAATAAGACGTATGGAAGTACATGAAAATGCTACTCCTATTATTGGTCAACCAGGCCATAGCGCACATAGATTAGTTTTAAAAACTGAAAAACCTTCAAGTCTTATCTTGCCAGATAAACTTCAGAAGGATTATTAATGCAAGCGTGGGCCCAGAAACTAAATTATATAAAAAACTTAAAACTGCCTCAAAGGACATCATCTGGACTAGGTTGGAAAACCTTAGCCTACTTGGTACTCCCGATCTATTGGGCTATAATAATCATTTGCACTTTTTCACTGTAGAATTAAAAGTAGCAAGTGGTAACAAGGCTCGCCTGTCCCCTCACCAAGTATCGTTTCACGCTCGCCATCCTAAGAATTCTTTTGTGCTTGTGGAGTGGAAGGATAAACATTTATTGTTCGAAGGTCATCAATCGCTTGCGCTTGTGGATTCTTCGTTGTCTTCGCTTGCCCCTGTAACTTCTTCGCTTGAAGATTCAGTATCTTTTTTGTCATCGCTTGGTGCTTGAGACTTTTGTTTTTTATAATAGTTTGGATGTCTGAATATATGGGTCACTTAATTTCAAATTGAAATGGTTTAACTTCTTCACCATTATCATATCGTTCAGCAAACTTCGAGCATTTTTCTAGATCACTTATTGAATTATCCTTAATAACTTCTTCATAATCGTTTTCTGGATCAGTCACTGAAATAAAAAAACTTTCATGAAACATTTTATTTTCATATTGTGGGCTACTAATCCAACCAACTGATACAAGTTTGTCTGGAAATTTATCTTGCACTGCGCATGAGATTGGACAACACTCTTTTGCATTTACACCTTTACTGAATAGCTTAGGCGCTAGGTCTATATGTTTTTGTTTTACTTGTATTTTCATTCTTCTATCTCCTCTATATCTTCTATTGTAAAATCTCCCGCCGAATTTGACCAATCACTGCTCAAATAATCAGAGGCGCACGTGTCTAATGCAATCTTCCTAGCTTGTTTCTCATTTTTTGCCTCTATTTTTGTTTCATAGATAGCGTATATAGTTTCTTCTGCTCTCACTTTATATTTTTTCACTCGTCCCCCTCTTAAAATAATTTATTTTTTCTAAATACTCATAAGCGTCATCCATAGTCGATCTAAAATGTTCAAGCACACGTCTGAACTCCAGTCACGGCTACATCTCGTATGCCGTCTTCTGCTTGAAAAAAAAAAAATAACACATAGACTTAGTACAATAACACAAATGTTAAAAAATTGCTCATACTGACACAAT